CGCGTAAATTCGACCGGGGCACCGACCTGCACACGCAGGCCAACCCGCTGCCACTGTGCCATCGGCCGCAGTTGCTGGTGAAACTCAAGGTGGCGTAATGGCTGATCTTGTGCTGCATCACTCGATGCAGCCCTTCGTTCGCCTCTGTATCAGTAGCTTTCTTCACCTTGGCGTTCCAGGTACCTACCGATTGGCCGATGGCCGAGAGATCCCCACACGGTTCATCGCCAAGCAGGCCGATGTCGTGGAGTCCTTCGGCGACACGCGGCTGGCGCTGGCCACCCACCGCTTTGATGTGATGTCACGTGACGTGATGTCTCCCCGCGAGGGGGAACGTTTCACTGTTGCTGACCAGACCTACCAAGTGGTGGGTGAGCCGCTGGCCGATCGGGATCGCCTGATCTGGACGCTGACCGGAGCACCGGTATGAGGCTGATGGCGGCCTTGTCCGGCGACCTGGACCAGATGTTGGCGGATGAAGTGCGCATTGCCGAGCAGGCTGTGACGCAGTCCATCCGCGAGGCGACTGACGGTCTCAAGACCGAACTGCGTAACCAGATCACCGGCGCAGGCCTGGGCCAGCGCCTGGCCAACACCTGGCGCGGTGAGGTCTATCCCAAAGGCCAGATGAGCATCAAGGCAGCGGGGCTGGTCTACAGCCGGGCTCCAGAGGTGGTTGGCGCCCATGACCAGGGCGCGACCATTCGCTCCAAGGACGGGTTCTGGCTGGCGATTCCCTTGCCCGCAGCTGGCAAAGGCCCGCGTGGAAAACGCATGACCCCCGGTCTTTGGGAAAAACTCCGCGGCCTGCGCCTGCGTTTCGTCTACCGCCGGGGCAAGCCCTCGCTCCTCGTTGCCGAAAACCAGCGTGCCCGCCAGGGTCAGCGCGGCGGTTTCTCTACTGCCTCACAAAAGGCCCAAGCCACCGGCCGAGGCCTGGTGACAGTGCCTATGTTCTTACTGGTACCCCAAGTCACCCTGAAGAAGAAATTCGACATCGACAGCGCCTCGCGCCGTTGGGTCAGCACGCTGGCCAACCGGATCGCCAACCGCTTCGATGAAGCTGAACGCCGAGGAGCCAGCCCATGAGCCAGCAACCCAGTCAACGTGAGAGTGCCATCGGCGCACTGTTCGCTGTGCTCGGGCAGCTGTCTCTGGGTGTGATGGCCAAACGCAACGCATCCTTGCCCGAGAGGCTGTCAGAGCATGCCATGGCCGTCTTGCGTGACGGCGAGATGGGCGAGCCTGAGGTGTCGCTCTCGCCACTGATCTACCACTGGCAGCACCAGGTGGCGATCGAAATCTTCGTCGCCGACCCGGATGCCAGCGAGCGCGATAAGCGCATGGACGGCCTATTGGTCGAACTGGCAGCCCTGATCGAAGCGGACCGCACGCTTGGCGGCGTCATCGAGTACGCCGAAATCGGTCCACCCAAGTTCGATGAACTGGCACCCGATGGGGTCAGTGGCATCAAGGCTTGCTTGCTACCCGTGGTCCTGCACTACAGCAGCTCAGGTCCGCTGAACTGAAACCTATTTCCCAAGGAGAAACCTCATGGCCCGTGCCTATGGCGCGAACGCCAGCCTCTTGGCCGCGTTCGAAACTACCTATGGCAGCAATCCAGTGGGCGACTACTGGAAACTGCCTTTTGTATCCACCACCCTCGGCTCCGAGCAGGGGCTCATTGCGAACGACCTGATTGGCCTGGGGCGTGAGCCCAATGCGCCGATTCGAGATGTGATCAAGGTCGAAGGCGACATGGTCGTGCCCGTGGATGTGCGCAATATCGGCATGTGGCTCAAAGCCCTGTTGGGCAGCGCCACCACCACGGGCACAGGCACCCTCACCCACACATTCATCTCTGGCAAGTCCAGTTTGCCAAGCCTCAGTCTTGAGACGGGTCTTCCCGATATCCCGGCCTGGTTTGTGGCGTCTGGCGTCATGGTCAACAGCCTGCAGGTGGGTTTTGCTCGCTCGGGTGCGGCCAATGCCACAGTCGGCCTGATCGCGCAGGGTGAGGTCAAGCAGGCCGCCACCATTGATGCCACCCCGACGACGCGAGACATCCTGCGGTTCAACCAGTTTCAGGGATCCATCAAGAAGGGGGGCACTGCGCTGGGTAACGTGGTATCGGCGCAGTTGACCTACTCCAACAACCTCGAGCGCATCGAGACTATCCGCTCCGACGGCAAGATCGATGGCGCTGACCCCACGGTGGCCAGCCTGACTGGCAATTTGGAGGTCCGCTTTGCCGATACCCAGCTCATCGATGCGGCCACCAACAACACGCCACTGGAGTTGACGTTCGCCTACACGATCGACGCCACCAAGCGCCTGACCTTCATCGCGCATGAGGTCTACCTGCCCAAGCCCAAAGTCTCCATCACTGGGCCAGGCGGCATTCAAGCCACTTTCGAGTGGCAAGCCGCCAAGAACGTGGCGGCCAACAAGATGCTCACCGTCGAACTGCTCAACGACGTGACCACGTATTGATACCCGGGACTTTCCAATGATCAAACTCAACATTCCACGTGAACCGCACTGGATCACACTGGCTGCTGGCGTGCGCCTGCAGGTCAGGCCCGCCACCACTGCCTTGGTGATGGCTGCGCGCCATGCCGCCGCCAAAGTGGCCGGCACTGACATCGCGGCTGCTGGCGAGCGCACCGCCACCCTCATCACCGAACTGGCCAAGCTGGCAGTTCTGTCCTGGGAAGGCGTGGCCGATGACAAAGGTCAACCAGCATCCGTCACACCAGAAGGCGTGGCCGCTTTGATGGAGCACTGGCTGTTGGCCGATGCCTTCGAGCGCGAATACCTTGCTGGCCTGTACGCACTGGAATCGGAAAAAAACGCCTGAAGGCCCGCACCGCATGGCACTTTGGTGGCGGGCCGAACTACTGCAGTGCCTGCCTTCAAAGCTGTGCTGAGCCATGTCCCGAGTGCCCGTACACCATGAATGCACCCCTGAGCCTAGAAGGCTGGCAAGCGGCCTGTGCCATGGAAGTTTGTGCCAGTCAGTTGCGCATGAACCAGGGTCGTGTCGTGGGTCTGGATCTGAACGCTTGGATGCTGACCTGCGAGTGCGCTGGATTGGACAAAGCCACGGCGATTGACCTATTTCCGGCTGCAGAGGCGGGCCTGATGAGCACTTTTGAACAAAACGAATAACGCGACGACTGATCTCTTTGCCTTGATCCGAGTGTTTCCCCATGGCTGAACGCAATCTCTCCATTCGCCTGTCCGTGATCGACGGCGGCAAGGTCAAAGCCGAGCTGTCCGAAATTGGCGAGAAGGGGGAGCGCTCGCTCAAGAAAATTGAAGCGGCTGCCGCCCCAGCCTCCGGTGGCCTCAAGCTCCTGTCCAGCGCCGCCAACGATGCCAAGTTCCAACTGCAGGCCGCCACCGACCGACTTGGCATGCTGGGCTCGGTGCTGGGCAAACTCGGACCTGCCGGTCTGATCGCCGGTGCCAGCATCGCAGCACTCGGTGTGGGCATCACGGCGCTCGTCATGCCGGTGGCCCGGGTGGGTGATGAGTTCTTCAAGCTCTCGCAAAAGACTGGGGTATCGGTCGAGGCGCTGACCGCGCTGGACTACGCGGCCAAACTGTCGGATGTCAGCACCGAAGGCTTGACCAAGGCACTGCAAAAACTGTCGGTTGCCATGTTCGACTCCCAGGTCAACGGCGAAGAGGGCAGCGCAGCGTTGAAGGCGCTGGGTGTGTCGGCCACCGATGTGCACGGACAGATCCGTCCGACCGAGCAGGTCTTGCTGGATCTGGCCGACAAGTTTTCTGTCATGCCTGATGGTGCGGATAAGGCTGCTTTGGCGGTCAAGCTCTTCGGCAAAGAAGGCCTGGCCATCGTCCCGTTCCTGAACCAGGGGCGCGAGGGCATTACAGCGCTGATGGAAGAAGCGCAGCGCCTGGGCCTGGTCATGTCGGAAGACGTGGCGCGTGCATCCGAGGTCTTCAACGACAACCTGACGCGCCTGTCTGCCATCTTCGAGGGCGTGCAGCGCCAGATCGGCGCAGCAGTCATTCCGGTCCTGGCTGACTTCACCGAGCAGGTGATCCTGGCGCAGGGAGAAACCGGCAGTTTCAGCAATGAATTGCAACGCATCACGTTCAACCGGGATGCCACGCTCGCGTTTCTGGAGTCGGTGGCCTCGGGTCTGGCCTTCATTGCCGAGTCGGCGGTGCTGGCCAAGCGGGTGATTGCCCAGCCTTTTGACAGCCTGTCGGTGGTGGGCAAGGACATCGAGACCTGGTTCAAGACCGATTTGCTGCGCTCAATGAAGTCCATGGGTTACGACCCCAAAGTCATCGATGCGGAAATCGCCAAGCTGCAAGGGGCGCGTGACGACTACGTGCGCGCTGCCAACGACCGGCTCTTCAACATCAACCAGAACCCGGGCTATGCGGACCGGGTGGCCAAATTCTTCGATGAGCAGCGCCGCACCGTCCGCGTGATGGGCCAAAATTTTGTGCTCGACACCGAGGCCCAGGCCAAGGAAGTGCAGGCGATTTACGACAAGTTCTTGCCGACGCTGCCGCGCAAGGCCCGTCCAAACCTGGACCTCTCAGGATTTGAAAAGCCCAAGCCTGCCGAGAAACTCAACGAAGGCGAAGCCTTCCTTAACCAGCTGCGCTCGCGCCTGACCCGCACGCAAGAGGGTGAAGCTGCCGAACTGCGCGCCCGGGCCCTGCAGATCGAAGCCAAGGGCTACCAAGGGGTGGCGGCTGAGGCCGAGCAGTACATCCAGGTCCTCGAAGCCATCGAGCGCCAGAAGGAAGCGAACAAAGCCTTCGACGCCTTTGAAAAAGAAGAAGCTGCTTCGCGCAAGATCACCGAAGGCCTGATTGGCGGCAACCGCCAACGCATCGAAGCCCTGCAGTTGCAGCGCCAGATGCTGGACATGACCGATGGCGAAAAAGCCGCCCTGCAGGCCCGCTCTGATCTGGAAAAGGCAGCGGCCAATGCGCGGAAGGAAGCCAACCAGATCGAAGACCCGGGTCTGCGGGCTCAGACCATTGAAGCCATCAACGATGCGTTGGCCAGGCAACTGCCCATCGTTGAAGACCTGGTGCGGGCCAACACGGAATATCAGCGCAATTTTGAGTACGGTGCCAAGTCGGCACTCAGAACCTATATCGACGACGCGACCAACGCCGCCAAGCGTGCCCAGCAGGTCACAGCCAATGCGTTTCGAGGGATGGAGGCGGCGCTCACACAGTTCGTGACGACCGGCAAGCTGGACTTCAAAAGCCTGGCCGATTCCATCATCTCGGACCTGGTCCGCATCCAGATCCAGCGATCTATCACGCTGCCGCTGGCCAATGCAATGTCCAGCATGGACTGGGGTTCGATGTGGGGCGGTCTGTTTCCGTCCGCGCAGGGCAATGTGTTCAACGCCCCGGCGCTTTCGGTCTACCGCAACACGGTGGTCGACCGTCCGACAGTGTTCCCCTTTGCCCAAGGGGCAGGCTTCACGAGCCTGCCCCGTATCGGCCTCATGGGTGAAAAACCTGGCAGCCCGGGCGAAGCCATCATGCCGCTCACGCGCATGCGCGATGGCGATCTGGGCGTCAAAGTCAACGGCGGAGGCAGCACCGTCATCGTCAATGTCATCGAGGCG